CTGAGAAGTGTCTTAAAGAGGATGGAGTATCTGTGTTAACAATTAATATAAAAGTACATAAGCCCTTCGATAAAGTTCTTGAGAGGCTTAAGTTTAAACACATTGAACGTGTATACTCTAAATACCTTAAGGGAGAATAAGTATGGCTATTTCTGCTGGTGTAGCACTACTTAGTGCGGCTACAACTTCTGCTTTTGCTGTTGCGGCTGGTACTTATGTTGCTGGTGCTTTTTTAACTAGTTTTGCAGTATCTTTTGCTCTTGGCGCGGCTATGAAAGCTCTTATTCCCAAGCCTTCTATATCTGGAGCTAACAGGGGTTATCAGACTAATTCCCTTGGACCTGCCCAAGACCATCAGATTATATATGGTAGGATGAGAGTTGGTGGAGCTATAGTATTTGACGAAGCTACAGGGGACAACAACAAGTTCTTACATCGTATAATAGCTGTAGCTGGACATGAGGTACAGTCTTTTGATGAGATATACATTAATGATGAAGTTGTTACTCTAGATGGTTCTGGTAATGTAACTAGCCCAAGTCAGTATAATACTAAGATTAGAATTAATTTACATCTAGGATCTCCAAATCAAACTGCTGACAGTGATCTTGTATCTGAGTCTGCTAAGTGGACTAGCGAACATAGGCTTCGTGGCATAGCATATATGTACATTAGACTTAAGTTTGATGCTGATGCGTTTCCTAACGGTATACCTGTTATTACAGCTACAGTAAAAGGTAAGAAGTTATACGACCCTCGTACTAGCTCTACTGCTTGGTCAGATAACCCTGCTTTATGTTTAAGGGACTACCTTACAAATAAGTATGGATTAGAAGAAGATGTAACTAACATTGATGATACTCTTGTAACTAGTGCGGCTAATATATGTGACCAAACTAACACTATTGCTAGTACAACTAGATATACTTGTAATGGTGCTTTTACTACTGGGTCTACACCTTATGACATGTTAAGTGAGCTACTTAAGTCTATGGGTGGTTCTATGTGGTACGCTCAAGGTAAGTGGCGCATGAAACCTGCTTATTGGACTACACCAGTGATGGACTTGAATGAAGGCGACCTTCGTTCTAACATTGGTGTTGGTACTAGACATTCTCGAAGAGACAACTTTAATGTTATTAAAGGTACGTTTAGAGGTGAAGAAAGTAACTGGCAAACTACAGACTATCCACAAGTAACTAACTCTTCTTTTCTATCTACTGACAACAACCAAGAATCTATAGCCGATGTAGATTTAACTTTTACTGATAACTCTATAGAAGCTAGAAGGCTTGCTTTAATTTCCTTGGAGCGTAACAGACAACAGCTTACAGTTAATGCTAGTTTTGGTCTTAAGACTTTAGAGCTACAAGTTGGGGACAACATAAGACTTACTAACTCTAGATTTGGTTGGACTAACAAAGAGTTTGAAGTTGTTAACTGGTCGTTTGGACTTACAGATGGACTAGACTTACAAACACAAATGACTTTACGTGAGACTGCTGAAACTGTATTCGACGAAATATCTGATGGTGTCGTGTACGAGAGAGATAATACAGCACTACTATCACCATTCTTAGTTCCATCAGTAGGTCTTTCTACTTCTGTTAGAACTCAAGTCATACGTGAGAAACTAACTAACATTATCACCTTGACTGTTACTTCTGGTGCTGGAGAACGTATAGACCATGTAGAATCTGAGTTTAAGTTATCTTCAGCTAGTGATTGGATTACTCTAGGTACTGGTCAACTTGGTTCCTTTGAAGCTATAGATTTAGAAGATGGTGACTACGACTTTAGAGCTAGAGCTATCAATACTTTTGGTATCAAAGGAGAGTGGGAATACTTAAACAACATAAATGCATCTGGTTTACTAGAACCTCCATCAGATGTAACTGGACTTGTAGCTGAAGTTAATGGGGCTGTTATTACCCTTGATTGGGAAGCAGTGCCTGACCTTGACTTATCATTCTATAGGGTACGTTACTCTCCTGAGCTTATAGGAGCTACTTGGGCTAACTCACTAACTTATGTTGATAAAGTACCTAGACCAGCTTCTAGTGTATCAGTTCCAGCTAGAGCAGGTACTTACTTAGTTAGAGCTTATGATAAGTCAGGTGTTGGATCAGTTAACTACACTGCTGTGATTGTACCAATAGCTAACATAGAACCTCTAGCTAACACACTAACACTCACAGACAGTCCATCTTTTACAGGGTCTAAGACTAATGTTAATGTAGTCAATAACAACCTAAGAATAAATAACTATTCTACTGCACCCTCTGAAGGTGAGTACTTGTTTAGTAACTACATACAAACAGGTGATAGTACAGTTAAGAGGTGTCGTGTATACGTAAGTGGCACTACAGTAAGACATGATGATACTGCTGGGTTGTTTGATGATCAACCTACATTGTTTGATGATGCTGTTGGGTTTTTTGATGATCTTGGTGGTACTAGTCAGTTTGCTGATACTAACATAATAACTCTTGTATCTACAACGCAAGATAATCCAGCAGGTAGCCCTACTTGGTCGCCTTATACAGCAATTAAAGTTGCAGACCTTAGTGCAAGGGCATTTAGATTTAAGGTTAAACTTACATCTTCTAGCAACGATATAACCCCGTCTGTTTCAGCACTAACAGCTTATGTGGAGTACAATTAATGTCACAAAACGATTTGGTGATTGCCAATCAAACATTTCCTAGTTTTAGATCGGATTTAAATAATGCCTTACAAGCATTAGGTAGTTTAAACAGTGGGAGTTCTGCTCCTTCTACTACCTATGCTAATATGATGTGGTATGACACTTCTGCTAACATACTAAAGGTTAGGTCTGAAGCTGATGATGCTTGGCTTAATGTAGGTTATCTAAATCAATCTACAAATGAGTTTAGTATACTAGATAATACAAAAGTATCAAATACATCTGGTGGACAAACAGGTCTTCTAGGAGATCAAGCTACATCTACTTGGCAAACTGGTACTGGTACTACACAAAGTCTTGTGTCACCAGCTAATGTTAAGGCATCTGTTCTTGCTAACTCAGTAAGCCTAACCACTGGATCTGGGACTGCACAGATAGGAAATCTTAAGATGGCATGGGGAAAACACTCTGCTGTTATGGGAGGAACTGTAGCTATTACATTACCCTTTAGTTACACAAGCACAAGTAGTTTTGGTGTAGTTGCTATTAGTAATAACGGTAACCATCCTGGAGCAACAAGAGGCGCACAAGGTGTTACTATCACAGCAGTAAATCAGATAGTATTTGCGAAGGCAGGTTTTGTAGATAGTTTTTGTCACTGGCACACGATAGGATATTAATATGTTAAGAAAATATGTTCAAGTAGACGACGATAATATAGCAATATGTCCTTGTTATGTTCACGGAGAAGTTGACGCGCCTTTCCCTGTTATACCTCACGACAATCCAGAGAATGTGGAGATAGGTACGAAGTGGGACGGTTCTAACTGGATTCAAACAGAAGAGCTTGTCAGATCTAAAAGAGATAAACTGTTAGTAGATGAAGTAGATGTCGTCGCTGGTAATGCTCTTCGTTGGGCATCCCTTAGTTCTGGGGAACAAACCTCTTGGTCTGTCTATAGGACTGCACTTTTAGATGTACCTCAACAAGAAGGCTTTCCTCTCAATGTAAGTTGGCCTACTAGATGATGGAAATGACAGATATATGGAGTAGTGTCCTAACACTAGGTATTGGTTTTATTGGCTTTGTCTTGAGGGGCTACGTAGTAGAATTAAGTAGACTCCGAATACTACTAAACAGAACTAGAGAAGAGTATGTTACTAAAGCTGACTCAAATCAAGTCCTTAGTCAAATAATGAGCAAGTTTGATAGGATAGAGGAAAAGCTAGATAGACTCGTGGAGAGAAAATGAAACTACTACTTATACTACTTACCCTACTAATTAGTAATCCTGTTTTTGCTGAGGACGACGATACAATTAAATCGGAAAGCACAGTAACATCTGAAGGTACTATGGAGACCACTATTAACAGTCCTCCACCTTCAGCTATATCCCCACAGATCAGCGCAAGTAACTCTGATCTATGTACTGTAGGTGTAGCTGGTGCTGTTCAAACACAGATACTAGGTATTTCTGCTGGTCGTACTGTCAGAGATATGAACTGTGAAAAACTAAAGAACGCTAAAACTATGTACGATATGGGAATGAAGGTAGCCGCTGTATCTGTAATGTGTCAGGACGAAAGAGTGTTTGATGCTATGATGAACGCTGGAACTCCCTGCCCTAAGGATGGGTTGGTAGGAGATAAAGCTAGACTTGCATGGGAGATGGAAGCAGTTAAAGACGAGATTAAACGAGATCAAAACAATCCTATAAGGAAGATGTTTAATGAAGATGTTGAGACTAAAATTGGTTTGGGTGTTATCATTAGTACTCTGGCCTTCTTATTCCTACTGTGAACCTTATATATACGGGACAAGTAATAATGCGGCATCTACTTCATTAAGTTGGGGTATGCCGTCTGTGTTACCAGACGTTGCAGGTTTAGATATAAACGGACTACTATATAAATATACTACAGTAAAAGATCCAGATGCTGATATGAAAGTACATGTTGGTAATCACAATGCTAACAATGATGGGTATACGTTCAGAGAAACAGATGACTGGTCGGGTGTTCCTAGCAATACTATTGTCAAGTCTTTTGCTCTGTCAAATATACCCTCGGAGAATTGGGGTACTGGTTTCATTGAGGTTGAAGGCGAGGGTACAGTAGAAGATGCTGTTGTTATATATAGTTACAGAGTTGACAGGTGTTACAATCCCCAGTCTGATCCATCATGTGCAGGATACATTGAACCTGTACCTGATATACCCGAAGTAGAAGTATATGATGCTCTAGAAGATGAGTCTGTACTTAGTGCTATAGATACTGAGACGGAATTTAAGTATGATGAAGATGGTAATCGTATAGATGACGAAGAAGAAGAAGAGGAAGATACACGTATAGAGATGGGACTAACAGCCTCAGCTAATGCGTTAACTATACTTAGTAAGCAAGGTCAAGATGATATCATTATGTCTATCAACTTACAAACTAATATTAACATGTATTATAACGCTAAGATAAATGGCGGTACAATGAATGATGCGGCTGAACTACAAGATGGTACAATACCTGACAATAGGAAAGCCCTAAGAAATAATTTAGCACAACAAGTTCTGCACGAACAAATGGTCGATATGCAGTACAACAAATGAGGTTTAATATGAAGTATCTAGTAACAGCACTCTCACTATTCGCTTTACCTGCACTAGCAAACGTACCAATAACAGGTAACGTAGAAGCTAAGTGTGTAATCCAAACAACTAAAGACGGGGTTTACGGAAACCCTATTGCTAGTAAGTTAAGCACTACACCTGCTGATGGTGGCGTTCTACCTGTCATTAGGTTTGATGTATCTATAGCAGACAGCTACACAGCTAACATAACTCACCCTACATCCTTTAGTTCTTCTCCAACTCTTAACGACACAGTTGCATGGACAGGTAGTACAAGTGTAACACAAACATCTGTTGCTGGTATGTCAGCTTATGAGGCCGCTAAGGTAGTGGTGGACAACACAACAATCTTTGATCTAACACTCGCAGGGTCAACATGGTTTTCTACTGCATCAAGTGCTACTTACGGTTCATCTAAACCTTTTGTCGGAGGGGTCTATACTGCATTAGTACAGGCTAGTTGTATTGCTAAATAGGCTTACAGTACTTTTTATATTATGGTCATTTTCCACCTCAGCCCATGAGATGACACCAGCTTATCCTGTTGTTAAACCATCTCATGTAG